CGATGTGCAGAAGAATCGCATCGAGGCGTCCATCGTCGCGTTCGGTGCCGAAGAGGAGGCGTGGCTGATCGAGCATGTGATCTGCGACGGCGAAAGCACGACGCCGGAACCGTGGGACGAACTGGCCGAGGTGTTCGCTGACTTCGGTGTCCAGCACGCGGTGATCGACTCGGGGTTCAATACATCGATGGTGTACGCCTTCTGCCGTGGCCGCGAGTGGTGCTGGGCCGCGAAAGGCATGTCGGGACAGCACCGGCCACTGGTGGAAGATCCCGGCAAGCGCCGGCAGCGGTTGCGCACCCGCAGGCGCAAGGGGATCTCGCCGGAACCCATCGGCGTCGATCAGGGCAAGGCGCTGGTGCATTCCCGCCTGCGCTCGGTGCGCGTCGGTCCCGGCTACATGCATCTGCCCGACCATCACAGCGTCGATGACGAATACGTCGCGCAGCTCGGCGCCGAGAAGCTGATGGCGCGCCGCCGGCAGGGGCGTCTGATTCAGGAGTGGGTGCAGATCCGCCAGCGCAACGAGGCGCTCGACTGCATGGTGTACGCCTTGGCTGCGCACCGCATGGCCGGTTGGCAACCTCCCGAGGATCGCCAGCAGGCACAACCAACCAAGGCTAAGCGATCCCGCCGGCCTGGCTACGTGAGGAACTGGAAATGACGATACCGAGAGAGATGACCGCAGGCGATAGCGTTTCGTTTGACGTGCGGATTGCCGACTATCCCGCGCCCGACTGGCAACTGTTCTACACGCTGTTCAACGCCACCGAGGTCATCACGCTGACCTCTGCCGCCGATGACGAAGATCACGCCTTCACCGTAGCCGCATCCGTCACCGCAAACTGGACACCGGGGCGCTACGACTGGACCGCGTATGCAACCGGCCCCGACGATGCCCGCGTGACGCTCGAAACCGGCAGCGTGATCATTCGCGCCAATCCGGCCGCACTCACTGCCACCGATGGTCGCAGCCACGCACGCCGGATGCTGGACGCAATCGAGGCGGCGCTCGAAGGCACCGCTACGAGCCAGCAGCTCGACACCCTGCGCGCCCGCCACGGCGACCGCGACTGGCAGCGCGACACCGCGAAGCTGATCGAGCTGCGCGACACCTACCGGCGCGAGGTGCGCATGGAAGATCAGGCCGAGGCGATGCGCAAGGGCGAGCCGGTATCCACCTCGCTCAAGGTGCGCTTCCGCTGATGGGCAAGCACCTGCGCCTGAGCCGGGGGCAGGTGGCGATGTACCTGTCCCTGGCAGACGGCCACCGGACGCGGGCGGCAGAACTGGCGGGCGTGTCCCGGCGCACCTTCCTTCGCGCCATGCAGCATTACCGGGTCCGCTGGCCGCGCTCGGATGCCAAACTGAGGCCGCGAGAGGTCGAGTGGGCGCGCAATGTCTGCTCGCTCGGCCTGTCGCCACAGCGGGCCGCGGATCAACTCGGCGTTCACGAAAACACGGTGAGAAAAGCACTGCGTATGGATACCTGGCTCAGCGTCCGCTAGCTCAACACCGATGTGCCATTTACATACCCCAAGATATGGGGTATGAGCGCAAATGTTCGTGACGCCCGAGCGAAGTTCCGCAAGTCGCTTGCCCGCGCGTGGAAGGCGGCGAAGCACGATCGCCTGCTCGCGGACTGGCTTTCGGCCGGCGACGATCTCAACCAGGAGATGCGCCATTCGCTGCCGGTGCTGCGCACCCGCGCACGCGAACTGGAGCAGAACAGCAACGCTGCGCGCCGCTTCCTGCAACTGGTCGAAACGCACATCGTCGGCCCGCAGGGCTTCGGCCTGCAGATCAAGGGCAAGTTGCGCAACGGCAAGCCCGACGATAAGCGCAACCGGCAGATTCACGACGCCTGGTGGGACTGGATGCGTCCCGGCGTTGGCGAGGTTACCGGGCGCATGTCCGGCCCCGCGTGGCAGCGTCTTTTCGCCCGCACCGTGGCTCGTGACGGTGAGGGTCTGCTGCGGATGCACGACCACGCGCCCACCGCCGAGAACCCGTATGGCTTCAGCGTCGAATTGCTGAACCCTGAGCGGCTTGAGCATCAGTATTTCGACCAGCGCCCGAACGGCAACCACGTGATTCTCGGCGTCGAGATCGACCGGCGCGGGCGTCCGGTGGCGTACTACCTGCGCCGCGACAAGGTAGTCGCCTATCCGACCGGAGAAAACCTCGAGCGCGTGCCCGCTGGAGACCTGATCCACTTCTTCGTCGCCGACCGGCCCGAGCAGGTGCGTGGCGTGACATGGATGGCTAGCGCGATGCTCACCATGCACATGCTGGACGCCTACCAGGATGCCGCCGTGACTGCCGCCCGCTGGGGCGCGTCGAAGATGGGCTTTTTTACCAACCCGGAAGGCAGCCCGGTGGCCGGTGCGAACGCGAAGGAAGACGGCGAGTTCATCACCGAGGTTGAGCCGGGGGTTTTGGAAGTGCTGCCCGAGGGCTGGGACTTCAGCCAGTTCGATCCGAAGTACCCGCATGAAGCCTACAACGACTTCGTGAAGGTGATGAACCGTGACGGCGCGATGGGTCTCGGCGTGTCCTATCACGGACTGACCGGCGATCTCAGCGAGGCGAACTACGGCTCGATGCGCGGCGGTGCGCTGGAAGAGCGCGAGGGCTGGATGGTCAAGCAGGACACGATGGCCGACACCGTGATGGCCCGCGTTTACGTGCGTTGGCTGAATGCCGCCGCGCTGCACGGCACGCTGGGCCTCGCCATGCCGCAAGACGAGATCGTCGGGCGCTACTCGGCGCACTTGTGGCAAGGGCGCAGATGGCCATGGGTCGATCCCAAGAAAGACATCGAAACCGCAATCCTGGCTATCGGCGCGAAGCTGCGCAGCCCGCAGATGGTCGCGGCCGAACTGGGCGTGGATATCGAGGACGTGCTCGACCAGCTCGTGGACTTCAACGACATGCTGCAGGCCAAGGGCCTGCAGATGGAAACGCCCAGCGTGGGAGGTGTGAATGAGCCACCGGAAGATTGAGAGCGGCCTGCTGCAGCGCACCTTCGCGCTGGATAGCCGCGACGTGGACACCGAAAGCCGCAGCGTCGAACTTGCGTTTTCCAGCGAGACGCGCGACGTGGAGCGATGGTTCGGCACCGAGATTCTGGACCACTCGTCGAGCGCAATTCGACTTGGGCGCCTGCAGAACGGCGGGCCGCTGCTGCTGGATCACGATCACCGCGACCTGGTGGGCGTGGTCGAGGGCGTGCAGATCGGCGCCGACCGCATGGGCCGCGCCAAGGTGCGCTTCGGCAACAGCACCCGCGCCGACGAAGTGTTCAAGGATGTGCAGGACGGCATTCGTCGGCACGTCAGCGTGGGCTACCGCGTCCACAAAATGATCCTTGAGAGCCGTTCCGACGACGGCGACGAGGCGTACCGGGTAACCGACTGGGAACCCTACGAGATCAGCCTGGTATCCGTCCCGGCTGATCCCAACGTCGGAATCGGCCGCGCGGCCGGTGAAACCTTCCAAATCCAAGTAGAGGAATGCGAAATGACGAAATCTGTCGAGCAATCCGGCGCGCCCGAGGAAACCCGTGCAGCCGAAAAAGTGAACGTCGAAGCGGTCCAGAACGAAGTCCGCGAGCGCGAGATCGCCCGCATGAAGGAACTGGATAGCATTGGTCAGCGTTTCGCGCGCTTTGGTGGTGCCGAACTGGCCCGCAAGCACATCACCGAGGGCAAGACCGCCGAGGATCTGCGTGCCGCGATCCTGGAGCGTCTGCCGAAGGGCGAGGATGTCGGCAGTGGCAGCGCCGCCCCGGCGAGCAAACTGGACCTTTCCACCAAGGAGGTGCAGCGGTACTCGCTGATGAAGGCGATTCGCGCTGCTGACCGGATGGACTGGAAGGGCGCCGAGTTTGAACTGGAGTGCTCGCAGCAGATCGCCGAGGATCTGGGCAAGGAAGCGCGCGGATTCTACGTTCCGCTCGATATCCAGCAGCGTTCCTCGTCCGATTTCACGATGACCAAGACCACCACCGACGAACTGGTGGGCACCGATCATCTGGCTGGATCGTTCATCGAATACCTGCGCCCGAACAGCGTCGTGATGAGCCTTGGCGCAACCACGCTCACTGGCCTGGTTGGCGACGTGGACATCCCGGCGCAGGCAGGTACCGCGACCTTCTACTGGCTTGACGACGACGGCGACGTGACCGATTCGCAGGTGGACATGCGTACCGTGTCGCTGAAGCCGACCACCGTGGCCGGCAGCGTCCCGATGTCCCGCCGCCTGCTCAAGCAGTCCGCGCCCAGCGTCGAGATGCTGATCCAGCGCGATCTGGCCGTGGGCGCCGGTTTGGCGATCGACCTCGCCGCGATTCAAGGCAGCGGCTCCAGTAATCAGCCGCGCGGCATCGTCAATACCACTGGCGTCAAGACGCAATCGGTGGCCGCTACCTCCGGTGTTCCGACCTGGACCGAGGCGGTTGGCTTTGAGTCCGAAATTGCCGGCGCACACGCGCTGATGGGCAGCCTCGCCTACGTCACCACCTCGCCGATCATCGGCGGGCTGAAGACGACCAGCAAGGACACCGGCTCGGGCCTGTTCCTGATGGAAGGCGGCAGCATGAACGGTTACCGCGTCGTGCGCCGGGATGGCATCACCGCCAAGCGCATCGTGTTCGGCAACTGGTCCGACGTGCTGATCGGCATGTGGGGCGTGCTCGATGTGATGCCCGACCGCGCTGCCAAGGCGGCTTCCGGCGGTCTGGTGCTGCGGGTGTTCCAGGATGTCGATGTGGCCGTGCGCCACGCCGAGTCGTTCTGCATCAACGGCTGATGAGGATGGCCCGCCTTCGGGCGGGCCGCTTCTAAACGCATGAAAATCGAGATGAAAGAGAACGTGGTGATCGGTGGGTGGCCTGGCCTTAGAGGCCAGGTGCTCACCGCTGGCCGCGAGATTTCCGAATCCGACGCGCACCTCGCCATCCGGCGCGGGTGGGCGGAGGAACTGGGCGAAAAAAAGCCCGAAGCCCCGCGCAAGGCCGCGGGATCGAAAAGAAGTGGCCGGGGTACGAAGTCGTCGTCCTCGCCAGCGGCCCCAGCCTGACGGCTGAGGATGTGGAAACCGTGCGCCAGTGGCGCAAAGCATCGGAGAGGAGGCGCGTGATGGTCACGAACACCACGTATCAAGCCGCACCCTGGGCCGATGTGCTTGTGTTCCATGACAAGAAGTGGTGGAAGAAGTGGCGCCGCGACGTGCAGGCGAAATTCGGCGGCCAGAAGATCAGTCGCGCCGCCGTTTACGACAAGGGCGTGCGTTCACTGTGTCATGTTCCCGGCTATGGCAACTCGGGCGGCTTCGCGGCTGCGCTGGCGTTGCTGGCTGGCGTGGCGCGGATCGTGTACCTGGGCCTCGACTGCAAGCCCGCGGCCGATGGCCGCCGTCACTGGCACGGCGCGCACCCGCAGGGGCTGGGCGATGCGATGAGCATGGACGCCTGGCCGGATGAGCTGGCGAAGCTCGCCGAGCACGCGGCCGCGGATGGCGTCGAGATCATCAACAGCAGCCGCGACACCGCGCTGACCTGCTTCCCGCGCGTGCCGCTCGAGGAGGCGCTCGCATGAGTTTCCTGCGCGAACACTACCTCGCCAAACTGATCCGCGACCACGGTCTGCTGCGGGTCGCCGAGTTGGGCATCTGGAAAGGCCGCACCTTCCTGCACCTACTCGCGCACACCGAGGCCACCGTGATCGGCGTCGATGCCTGGCGGCATCGGCCCGAGAACGACGGCGTTCCCGGAGGCGAAACCTACGCAACCTGGGACATGGACG